ATCTATTCCTGTCCAAGTCCAATCAAATTGATTAGAACCACTTCCAGTATAAATAACTTGGTCGGTATATTTTAAAGCGTTAGAGTAATAATGTGCATCTGTATTTCTTATTTGATCTACAGAAGCAAGAGTATTACCACTACTATCTAAAATTTTAATAGTTGTTTTAAATGTGTCTTGAGCACCACGTCTATTTCCACATTCATTAGCAGATCCATCCCATTCACAATTCTGAATAATAGTAATACCATTTAAGGTAATTCCATTATTTAATTTATCTTGAGTAGTAGTATCTGAGTTTGTAGTAATGTTGACTAAAGAACCACTAGCATTAACTGTACCTGTTGATGTGACTTCAATTTCTTGACCTAAACAAGTAGAACTACTCAGTGTAAATTCACTGCAGCTTGATGCAACATTGGGTATGTTATTATCTACTGATTGATAATTAGAATCTGAATCTCCTGCGTTAGGTAATAAATTACCTGTGGTGATTTCTTCTGCTAAAGTCGTAAGGGTTAAGGCTGTCGCAAAAATTATTGATAGAGCAGCCGACTTTAAATAATACATAAATACCAATTCCTATTAATAATAAATCTAGCAATCGCACCCCTCACATTGGCAGTCTATACAGTCTTGATTACAATTACATTGACATTCACATTCTTTACAAATCATTATTTATCTCCATCTAGTTTAAGGGGTTTAAGTTTTTCTATTTTAATCTTATTTTTGTTAGCTTCTTTTTCTAACCAGTAATCAATCTTTTCACGTTTCTTCATACGTTTAACATAAGTTTTATAATCAGGTCTTTCATGATCATACTTTTTCCATAGTGCTAAAGCGTCTTTACCGATTTTGCCATCGATTGGACAAGGAGTGCCTGCTTGAATCATAGATTCAAAAACTCTTTCATCCTGGCAAAGGATAGCAACTGCTGCTACTTTCATACCAAAGTCATTAAGTATTCTGGCTAGTTTAAGACGTTCACAATTTTTATCTATAACGTGCTTACCACCAGAAATTCCAATGCCAAAAGTTTGAATACCAGCAGATATACCAACAGCACAAACATCTTGTGTCATTGTATTGACTGAAGGTGCTGATGCAGTTGGAGGTGCAGACCTTATATTTGAATTGCTTGTAGAATTTGTAGTTGTGCTAGATGAGGATCCAGATTCATAAGTAGTACTTCCACCTGTATAGTTTCCTTCTATGGCAGTATTACTTCCTGATACGTTACTCTGTGTTGAACCAGCGAATGCTTTGTTCGAGCACACCAAGAGTATTGTAATTAATAATATATTTAAGTATTTCATTCTCCCTCATAACTATTTCAAAATAATTTTTTTAATTGATTTGGATCCATCATTATTAAACTCTATTTCAGCTTGAGTTTTAATACATTTATAACTTACAGTATCAGAGTAAGTTCTTTCGGCTTCACGTTTACCACGTAAACAAGTAGCCATACTAGGCTGAATACGATGTTCTTTAATCTCAAAATTAATAAACATTAAGAGAGCTACTACTGTTTCCATTTAATGAGTTCCGTTTGAAAAAGTTCTTTGTTTATCTTTAAGTTTTTCAATATCCCCTAAAACTTTATTCATTTGTTTAGTTAAAAATTCTATATTAACTTTATTGTGCATACCATCTTCAATAGTCTTTTGAAGTTTATCGACTTGTTTATACAAGTCTTCTATCATCATAAACTGTTCAGAGTCTGCAGGTAATGAACCTAATTGTCCTCTCGGCCACTTAATTCTAAATTCTGTATTCATTTCTAAATCTTTAGACATGATCTCTACTTGAGTAGCTAAACGATTTTGAGTTTCAATAATACCAAAGTAAGCCCAAGTTCCAAGTGCAACCATAGTGATTAAACTTAAAACTGTCTTCATAGGCATTTGAACTCTTGCTTCGTCTGAAATATTTAATGGTGTTTTACTCATTTTCTTTTTCTTCCAAAGTAATGTTCTGAAGGTTCATAATCCCATCTCATACCTTTATGACCTCTAAATGTAGCGTACCACATTCTTAATTTAACTATAAATTTTCTGACAGGTCTAGGCATTAAAAGATAATATCCATTACTAAGTAGAGTGTTATAAAAACAAACATTGCCATCATCTGTATATCGTGAGGATGGTTTATCATTTGCGAAACATCGGTAAGGATGCTCCTGAATTATGATAACATTTTAAACAAGCTCTAGACTTATCTGCAAAACAAACAAAAGGTTCAGAAGTATATAACTCCTTATTGCAATGTCTGCATTTGCCTACATTGTATATATTATCCTTTGGTTTTTTCCATGTTTTGCTTTGCATTAATGTTTTTTATCTCTTCGTTTGCTTTGTCTAAATCTTCTGTAACGTACTCTAACTTCTGTAAAGTTCGCTTTAACGCAGAATCTTTAGCCTTACTAGCATCAGATATTTCATTAAGCTGCTCTTTAAGAACCCGTACTTGTTCTTTGTATTCGTTTATAATTTCTTGATAGTCTGCTTTTTCTGTCATTTTTTAGGTAACTTAGGTCCACCACCACGAAAGATCTGTGTACCTTTAATACCAAAAATTGATGCAACGACTAAGATCCACAAATTGGTAAACCAATTAGGAAGAGATTGAAAATGCTCAAAGAAGATTTTAATCTTTTCCATAGCCTGCGGATCGTCTGACCACACCCCGTAAGCGAGCACTAATATGGGAAGTGTTAAAATGCAAAGGACTACTTCGTCTTTGTAATCATTTTGACGTGCTTCTAACAGCTTACCATTATATTCGATCTCACCACGAGCTTGTTTTTCTGCAGTCAAAAGAGCTGCATCAGACATAGCTTGTTTAGTTCGTTGTTTATTTGCATAGACTTTGGCTCCAGTTTGTAAAGCCATCTTTGCTAATCCTAACCACATTATTTTTTATACACTCCAGTCTTTTTATTTATAGTATATATCTTACCTGTTCTTCCACCAACATGACGAATAACTTTTCGTCTTTTGTAGAATCTATCCCAAGCCCATTGGTGTAATCTATCTCCAACATACATTAAGTAGCGGAGGATTTTGTTGGAAATCCCTCCCATGCTTTATACATCCCTTCTACTAAAAGTTCATCAGTATATGGCTGCTTGCCATTTTCCATTTGAATGATGGATTTAACTAAAGGTAAATAGTGTTCAATACTATTATCTAGTTGATCCATCGGATTGAAACCTGTCTTGTCACAGACAAAGTCTATATAAGCGTCAGTATCATTCTCATTAGGCGGAGCCCATCTTGAAATAATATCATTAATATTATTTTTTTTATGTGAGAAACGATAGACTAAAAGTATTCTCATTAAAGCTCTTATACCCCATACAGCTTCTTTAAAAATACAAAAGGTTGGATCTGATTGTTCATCAGCCAACCCATCCCAGTCAGTACCTAATTTAATATTGCCAGGGTTCTTGTTTCTAATTCCTCTCGGTAATTGTTCTATTCCATCTGCCATTTTTATTTAATACCATTGGGATCAATTTCGGTAGTCCGTTAATGATCACAGCGGTTCCTATTACTGGTCTAGTCTTTTGTAATTTATTATATTCAAAAGCTAAACTCTTCATGTTTATTAAACATCCAGTTTGCATAGCCCAGAGTAATTCATTTGGATTACTCCAGTAATGTATACTGAACGTAGTATGGTAATGTCCTTGGACAGTACACATACCATATTGTTGTGCTACTTTTAGCACGTCTTTATATTTACCATGGCAGAAGTAAATTTTTTGTCCGTTGGATGCTTTGATGATTAAGTCCTCATGCCAAGTCCAACCTGGTCCCACACCTAACATATCATTATATGATTTAAAAAGTTCGTGTGGTATTCCGTGTCTTGTTGCTTTCCTAAATACTAGACTTCCATGATTGGAATCTAATAAATGCATTTTAGGAAACATCTTATGTAATTCCTTAAAGAAAATCTTAGCTTCCGTAAGTTCATCTTTAGGTGCACGTAATCCTGGATGATGGTCATGAAAAGAAATACTGTGCCAATCTAATTCATCCCCCATATTCACAATACAATCGGGTTTGTATTCTTTCTTAAGTGCAGCCAGAAAGTCAAGTGTATCTGGATGATGGTATGGAGAGTGTTGATCGCTAATGCAAAGTATTGATTTTCGAAGCATATTATTGCTTGTACAACTAATTAGTGTGTTAGTCTAGTCCCCAAGGTACAAAATTATGTACCCAGCTCATCAATATTAGGTTTTCTTTCCTGTTCATAGCAAGCAAATTTAAAAAATACTTCATTTCTATTAACATCCCGTTTGCCTATTTCCTTCATTTTATCTAAAGATTTTTGATAGCCATCTATCATACATTCGTAATGACTTGCATATCTTTCAGGAAATACATACGGGTCCATGCACTCACCATATGCATAGGAGCACATAATAATTGCCAAAGCTATTTTCATTATGGAACCAGTAAAGTTCTAACCAACCCTAAAAGGTTTCCTAACGCCATAACACCAACAACCCAAATAATTTTATAAATCGTATTTACTCTAGCTGTTAAGTGTACAATATGGTTATCTAACTTAGTATTAATTACCTTAAGTTCGCCATGAATTTTTAATATTTCTTCTTTATTTTCTGTATGTCTACTCATTAAAATAATGTTTCGTAAGGAGACCTTACTAATCCTTTAGTTTTATATTGTGTATATCGTGGTCCTTGGTATCTAGGGTGACCACTTTGCCCTAGTACAAAATCAACTGCTGTATCTATTGCAAGATCAGCACTAAGCCCATCTCGTTCTAAACCTTCAGCAATATTTTGTGATGCTGTTTGTAACCAAATAGGTAAAAATCTTTTACCAATCTGACCACCTATCTTTAAACCTTTCTCAATAGCTTCATCATCTTTCTTAGTAATGTTTGGACTCCACTTAGTTGTCAAGTATTTTTTATTAGTTAATACTTCTATTGTAGTTCTAGGTAATGCTCCTATCTTTTTAAGACCAGTAGATTGTGGAGCAGTTATCCAATGGAAAGGTTCCATTAACTGTTTTGAGAAGGTAAGTACTTCACCATTCCCTAAGTCAATTCTTGTTGGATCTGTATTCTCTAATAGAGAGTGTCCACTAAATGCATAGTTTAATGCAGATCCTGCTGCTGCATAAGTAAGTGCAGCTTTAGCAAAATAAAATTGGTATAGTCTTCTTAACTGTGGATCAGCTTCAAATGCAGGTAAAGACTTAGCAATAATTCTAACATTAGATATTGTCCAATCTGGAGCAAACATTAACAACTGCATATAACCTCTAGAGCCTGGTGCAAATGTAGTTTGCATCATTCTCTTTAACCAAGGTGTTTGTATGCTATTAGCTAATTTAGCCCAGTCTTGTCCACCAAAAGCATCATTAGAAAACTGTGCTGCTTGTTGTGCTTTCCTGTATATAATAGCTTGAGTATCTCCAGGCTGTACAGATTTATTTAATGCTGTAAGAAAAGTATTAAGTTTAGCATGAGTAAATACTCTATCCCAAGTTATTCTATCAAACCATTTAAATACTTTTTCAGCTTTACCACTAGATGAAATACCAAAATGTCTTTTTAGAAAGGTATCAATTCCTCTTAAGTTATAATAGAATCTATCAAATCCTATATCTTCAGGTGTTGATATTTGTAATCCTGATCCTCTAGAAAATTGAATAACATCTCTAAAGCCATGTTGTTCTAATTGGTTTACTGCATGAGGAAACTCATTAACATAAGTTCTAGGATTATTAATTAGATTTTCTAATTCAGCTTTAGATCTTGGGTTTAATATTTTCTTAATGAAATTCCATTTAGATCCAGCAAACCACATTGATTCAACTAATGCACCTGCGTGGAAAAATGAAAAACCTACCGCTAATCTCTTCATCATTAAGTTAGTCGTAAAGAGTGCTGACATTAATGGTTGTTCATCTGTAGCATCGAAAACCATTCTTAATGATTTATCCATTCCTCTATGGATATAAGGGAATCCTTCTTTACCTTCAAAGTAAGGATGTTTAAATTCTATATAGTTTTGATTAACAGGTCTTGTTCCTCTTCTGATTAAGAGAGGTAGACCTTCTATTTTTGAAGTTTCTAAACTTGTAATTAAAGCTCTAGTAGATAATGCTTTACCTGCTGCATGAGTATATACTTTAATAAGCTCAGTAGGATCATCATAACCTGGTTTAATTCTAAAGTTCTTTTGAAGTCCTGCGTTAATATCTCCAAACACACCACGTTTAGCAAACTGAAACTTGCCTGATGGACCAGTTACTGTTTGATCAAATTCTTTAACAAATCTAAAAGGTTGTATCTTAGGATTATAATGTTCCCATAATAAAGGAAGATAGTTAACTCTTTTATTAAATAATAAACCACTACCTTCTTTACCAAGAGATTGCTCTAAACTATCAAATGTTTTTCTAATAGCTTTAGCTGCATCTAATTCTCTAGCAGATAATTCTGAATCAGCAATAGGTTTTAATTTACCATCATATCTAAAGTTTTTTCTATCAACTCTAGCTCTAGTTAAGTAATAAAATATCTTACGTCTAGAATCTATTGCATCAGGTATATTTTGTTTAATCTTATTAGCTAGTTCATATGCAGCAGAGTTTAATTTAACTGTACTCATTTTAGCTGCATCTAATGTAGCTTCTGCTGATATAGTAGCAGCATCAAAGTCTTTAGGCATTTGCCTAAGTTTACTTGTAAGGAATCTGCCAGCTAAATATATAGCTGCACCAGCTCCTGCACCCTTAGCTGTTGCTAATAATTTTTCATCATCAGCTGTTAAGAATTGTGCAGTTGCACCTATAGCTGCAAGAGTACCACCTCTTTTAAGAGCAGCATTAAAAGACATATCTCTTCCATGTTCATTCAGCTGTCTTAA